GAACGGATGGGCGGGGCTACTTGGTGGGGATCAGGCCAAGCCGCTCGAATTCGCGGACGCAGAGAGCGCGATCTTCCTCGTCGAGTTCACAGGACCAGACGGACAGAAGCTTTTCTGCGAAGCCTCGTTCGCAAATTTCGAAGCTGGTAGCGTCCATGAGAGTGGCGTGAATGCTTTTCAGTGCAGCGTTTTTTCGGCTGTCGCTGAAGGCGAACGAAAGCTGGTCCGGTCGCAGGCGGTGAAAAGAAAAAATCTCTGCCATCACGGTTTCTCCTTCTTGGTCTTGAGCCAGTTCGGACAGGCCGGGCAGGCGTCGCGAAAGCGCTCGCTGAAGCCGGGCAGATAGAGAGCCTTCTTGAAGTGGCTCTCTTGGTTCCAGACGCAGGCGTGGAAGCCGAAGGGTTCGAAATGGCAGGGACACTTGACGGTCTGGTCCATCAGCAGGCCGCGCACTTGAAACTCGACGCGTTTCAGGTTGCCCTTGTAGGTATTGCGGAGAACCTGGCTGACTACGGCGGGCGAATACTCGATGCGGCGCGCGACTTCGGTTTGCGGGGCGCGGTCGCAGGCGGCGGCGAGTACTATGACCCAATCCGGCATTGCATTGCCCCAGCCGACAACGGCCTCTTGTTGGCGAGTAACACCAAGGATGGAGCGGACCTTGGCTTCTATTTTGTCGGTCGGATGCGCCCAGCGGTTTGCAAGAACTTGGCTGACCATCGAAGGAGACAGATCAAGTTGGGATGCGACGTTCCGCAACGAGCGCTTGGCGCACTCGTCGGCTATGGTGCAAACCCAATCCGGAATGGATGTTCCCCAGGCACGCCGCGCTTTTTCGATAGGGATCATCGCCGCACCTCGCGCACGGTCTGGCCGGGTCCGAATACGCAATTGAGGTTGGGGTCCCAGACAAACGAGGCACGGTAAATGCGCGGGGCCATTGGCCCGGTGTGCCGCATCAACCGGTAAATGGTCTGTTTGCCCGTCTGGTCGCGCTTGGCGAGGTGTCCAGATGCCGTGAGGTGGTCGGCGTATTCCGCTGCGACGCTTTCCGGCACTTCGAGTTCCGGTGTCGTGGCATACATCGCAAGGTCGTTGGCGGTAATGAACAGCAAGCCACCCATTTCGAGCGCTTTCCACATTGCGTCCTGTTGTGCGGCATGTTTCAGTGGGCGACCGTCGACGCCAAGACGGGGCGTTTCGGCCGGCGCACGCAGCAGTCGCCATGCCTTCGTCAGCCGCCCATTCTGCATCACGACGCCGTTTAATTCGGCGAATTTGCCTTTCCCCAATCGACGGATGTAGTCGGCGATGCTTTCAAGCGGCAATGCGCCTTGCATCGCTTCGTGGACCTGCTCAGCTGTGAATTCGCGGTTGCTCTTGGCCAGCGACTTGATGACTACCCACGCCCCGTCCTCGTTGCGCGGTATGATCATAGTCAAAGCTGACGTGATCGCGTGTGGCTCGCCGGTCCGTTGGACCTGCGGGGCGCTGACTTCAAACTTCCCGATCTTGTAAAACAATGTGGCTCGGCAGAAACCGCGTACTTGTTTTTGCCCAATCTTCACAAGGTAGCCGCCGCGAACTAGTCGCGTGACGTAACGACTGAGGCTTTGCCGCTCAATTTGGGTTAGATTGCCAAGGTTGACGATTTCGATAACCGAAAAAGGTTCTCCCTTTTTGTCGAGCGTCAGCATCAGTTCCCAGAAGTAGGCCCAGCGATGTGGGCGCTGGATGGGTACAGCAACGACGTGTTCAGGCACCGCCATTAGAGCTTCGCGAACGGTCAGCATCACGCAGCCCTCCGCTTGGGCGGTTCGCCGTCGAAGAACGTGGCGTTGCCCCATTCCTTCAAAGTGATCTTGTCGAGCCCACGCGCCTTGGCGAGTTCCTTGGCGATGTCGATGTTGCGGCAGATGCGGCGGGCGCGGCCTTCACCCGCTTCGATGATGGCGGCAATCAAATCGTCGCCGAACGCCAGCTTGGGTGCGCGAAGGGCTGCAAACATCCGGGCTTCATCCGCCGATGTCGGCTGAGCCTGTACGAACTCCAGCACGCGGTTGTGCGCGCGTTCGAAGCGCCGCAGCTTGCCGGGCAGCAACTCCTCACCGATGAGGATGACCGGCGTCTTACTCATGTCGACGATGTCGCGAACGAAATCGATCAGATCTCGCTTAATCAGGAAATCGGCTTCGTCGATGATTAGCGGACGGCCCGGATCGGAGCAGAGCTGATCGACGATATCGTTCAGCGCCGTGCTGGATGTTCCTCGCGCCTTCAAGTGCAGCTTGCGGCAAATCTCATCGGCAAGCGCCTTCGTGCTCCACGTCGATCCCATGCGCACATAGTGCGAGCGGTAAGTAATGGCGCTGCTCATCGCGCTCACGGTCTTGCCGTAGCCCGATGGGCCGTAAAAAACACCAAAAGCCAATTCACCCAGATCGCGTGCGAGCAATCTTTTGGTCAGCTCCCGGAAAAGGGTCACGTTCTGCGTTGGCGCGGCGCTATCGTCATGGCGTTTTATGGACACCGTAAATCCCCTTTTAGGCTTGTTTCTTGTCGGGCCGAGAGCCCTCAACGCGAGACCGAACGCCAGCGAACCAAATCTCTCCGTAGTCATCGAGCATTGACCGGCGGGCCTGATACTCGGCGGTCTCCTGATAGCCATCGAGCCAGCGCTTCAAGGCAGCCGGGATGATCTCTCCGCCTGCGATCCGCGCCTCCAGATCGACCGCGCGCACAAACCGGCTCTCATCGCTGTCCATGGGGATGATGTCGGCTGTTGGCTTGGCGGTTTCCGTCTCAGCAAAAGCGATGCGCGCCTGAAACTCGGCAACGGCTTTGCTGTGCTGTTCTTGAAGCTCTGCTGGGATTTCGGCGGGCGCGTGTGAGCGCGGGGCGAGCGCGTTGGACGCAGCCGTGAGCTGGGGCGTTTCGTGGCTGTCGGAACCGCGCGGGAACTCGACGAGTTTTCCAGCCTTGGCAGCCGCCATCCGCAGCACGTCGTCGATGACATCGCGCGGCTTGATCTTGCGGGCGGCAGCCTTGGCTTCCGCCATGCTGTCGTCGAGGATTTTGGCCTGCTGGCGGCGGGCCATGGCGACGGCGCTGGCACGGTCGATGCCCAGCAGTTCGGGGTTGATCGCTTCGCCGAGGAACGCCGCGCCGTCTGCGGTAAAGCAGTAGGCTTTGCCGAGGTCGGCGGGGTCGAGACGAACGAGCACCTTTTCGCCGACCATGATCGTGGGCGCGATGAAGAAACCGCCTTCGACGCGAATGCCCTGCTTGCCCACGGTGCGCACGCCGCCACCGTCTGCGATCTCCATCAGCAGCACGTCGAGAGCGCGCTCGCTTTCGATGCGGCGGACGCGGCCCGCGAAGCTGGCGGCTTTGGCGAACGGGGTGATGCCCTTGCCCGCTGCGTCCTTGCCGAGCCCGGTGTGTTCGCGGTTGGCGTAGTGGTCGGCAGCCCAGCGATCCAGATAGTCGGCAGCTTCGATGCTGGTCAGTTCGACGGCGAACGCTTTGGCGTCGTCGCAGCCCAGACGGGCTGCGAACGAGCGGCGGGCTTCGATCTGTTTGCGGTCGGCAACGCTGTGGCCGATGAAGCCGGGCATCATCGTTCCGATGTAGCGGTGCATGGTGCCGATGCCGCGCTCGACGATGCCCTTCTGCTCTGGCGAGTAGGCATCGCAGCGGTGCACGTCGATGCCGGTGGACGCCATGAAGGCCTGCACGGCCTTGGCCGTGAAATCGCTGCCGTTGTCGGTCTCGACCAGCTCGGGCACGCCCCACGCGAGGATCGCTTTGCGCATGAGCAGTTTGACGGCGTGCGCGCGCGGCGTCCGCGACACGTAGGTCATGATCCGGCGCGAGAACACGTCGACCAGCACGTAGACCGAGTTGCGTCCGTCCAGGCACAGCATGTCGAGCGGCGAGGCGTCGATCTGCCAAGTCTGATTGAGGCGTTCGACGTGGGCATGGCGAGACAGGCCTGCGATGCGATGGCGCGACTTGAAGGCATCGGGGTCTTGGATTTTGGTCAACGCCACTTTGTTGGTGGCGCGGAAGTCGGTGACGAACCGGCAGAAGGTGCGGGCGGATGGCAGCGGCAAGGCTGCGCCGTCGAGATCAAGCGTCGCGCCGAACTTCGCTTCGACGGCGTCGCGGATATGGATCGCGGTATAGAAGGGGTTTTTGATCAGCAGCGCGCCGATGTAGGTCGCGACCGCACCGTCGTTGACGGTCATCAGCGGCGACGATCCTTTGGTGCGACCCTGGCGTGAGGCGATCTTGGCCCCATCGCCTGCGCGGACGGCAGCACGCCAGCGGCACAGCGTCGGGCGCGAGACGGTCGGGATCACGGCGCGCACGGCAGCATCAATCACCAGCGCGCCGGACGAGTAGGCTTGCGCGAACGCACGGTCTGCCTCTTTCAGGCCAAGGCCGGTTGTCGCGTGAAATTTTGTGGCCAGCGCCAAAACGGCAAGGCGCGCATCGCGGGTGCGGGCGTCCGTTGCGGTTTCGATTTCGAGATCGGGGATCGTCTCATCCTGCGAGGCGACGGGCGCGTCGACGAGGACGGCTTGCGCCGTGACGGACAGAAGCGAGATGTGGAATTCAAAGCCGCCGCCGCGACCGGCGCGACGGCGGGCCAGCGGTTCGCCGTCGAGGCGCTTGGTGTCGCGCCAGTTTTCGCGCGCGGCACGGGCCATGAGCCCCTGGCGGGTTTCAGGCAATCGCTTTGACAGCTCTTGAAGTGTCCACCACTGTTTCATGGGCGCACACTGCCGAGGCTAGTTAGGATGGCATCGGCAGACTGACGAACAGGGTCTGTTAAGTCTGCATCGTCATGACCAAGAGCAGTAGCGCTATCGTCAATAGCGGCGACAAGATCAAATATGCAGCAAGCTTCAAGCTTGCCAGTTTCGCTTAGACGGGAGATCAGATCCAGTTGCGCCATCAAGTGTTCAGCGAACAATCGAACGTAAACGCGCCGGGTGTCGCGAGCGGTGGTGATGCCTGTGGATGCCGAGTAGTTTCTCATGACGCCACCTCGGCGGCGGACTTGGTGGGCTGTTCGTGCGCGGCTTTGTAGGCGGCAGTGATGAGGGCAGCGTTGTCGCGAGAGAAGTTCACCGTCGCGATGCCGCCGCGCAGGCCGTCCATCAGATAGTCGCGGTCGGCCTTGGTCGCGAGGCTGGCGAGCAGCTTCGGGTTCACTTCAAGCAGCCGTTGAAGGCGCTGTAACGCTGCCAATTGCTGGCCGATCGGGATTTTGGGGAGCGACGCTGCGGATGACATTGGACAAGCCTCGATCGGCGTCAGAAGCCGTGAGCTTCGAACGGGACAGGGTTTTAGGTGACGGGTGGATGTGCCCCAGGGAGGGGTTGTCATGAACTTAGCTGGGCGCGATGACTGGTTCGCCGGGCAAAGCTCTCTTGTTCGCGCGATGAGAATCGCGGCGGGGTGTAGTCGCAAATTGTGGGGAGGGGTTTAGGCGGACTTAGTCTTGGACGCCTTCAGAGGCTTGATCGGCACGAGCCGGTTGCCCCGGTTGTCGTACCGTTCCGGCCAGAGTTCATGCAGGGGCACTTTGAGGAATTTGGAGATGGCCTGATCGGCGGACGTGATGGGTCGTTTGCGGGCAAGGGTGATGCGGATCAGGGTCGGGTCGATCCCATACTTTTCGGCGACAGACTTGAGCGTGCCGCCTCGGCGGCCGATCTCTGCTTTGATTTCGTGCTTGTCCCAGACCCTGGCGTTCGGCATATGCTGGCCTCTCGTAGGCTATTTGCTCTATTTAAGCGGCTACGTGCTTACAAAAATAGTCATAGGATGATTTGTTTCATCCAGTCAATCGGTCTTTCTTATTTTTTTAGGCATCAAGCGTTGTCGCAAAAGCTAGACCCGGACCTGAAGCAGGCACGACTGAGCGATCAGGCGAAACGGATAGATGACGTCATTGAGCGCGTCGGCGGCACATTAAAGGCGGCTGAGTTGGTTGGCGGTCATCGAGGAACTATTTTGAAGTGGCGGAAGGGCGAAGCAAGATTGCCACTTGATGAGGCTTCAACGCTTGCTAAGGCCGCAGGCGTCTCGCTCGACTGGATCGCGACGGGCATCAATAGCGCCGATGATGACGGGGTGCTGATCCCTCGCTATGACGCGACCCCGGACGGGCAGCCGCTTGCGCGCCCTAACGACGTTGACACCATTACAGTGCATCGCGATTTCTTTCCCCAGAACCGTCTTGCTGCCAACAGCACGGGCATTGTCCGCGTGACTGGCAATGCGATGGCTCCGTCACTACCAGACGGTACCCTGGCTATCCTCGATATGCGGGTAAAGCTGTTTCAGGACGATGGCGTTTACGTGATGGGGCACCCGAACGGCTTTATTGTGCGGCGTGTGTCCATTCGTGGCGAACGGGCGTACTTCAAGACCGATAACCCTGCCCACGGCGACACCTACGCTGCGCCCGAAGACATGCTTTCGGTTCCGATTTGGGGGCGTGTTGCCCTAACGCTGACGCGGACCTAACGTTAGGGTGGAGGAGGGCGGCAAATGGCCTGACCCTCATCCTTGCCGCTAAAATCACTTGATGTCGCTGCCTGACCCTAAAATGG